ACATTAAAAAGACAATCGGCAATATCATTGCTACGCGCAGGCGCGAACTTTCTCTTGGGCTGCGAGAGGTATGTGAGCAAATCCCTGAATTAGAGGTGAGTGCGCTTAGTCATTACGAACATGGGCGCAGGCAAGTGCCGTTGGAGATTGTCAATAAACTGGCAAAAGTTCTAAAGGTAACGCCAGGCTATATATTGGCCTTGGAAACTTTTGACAATAATGAAAGTTTAGAACTGACAACAACAAAAACTATGGGGAGAATCCCACTTATGGCATGGTCAGCAGTTGGTGTTATTAGAAAAGACAAAGCCCTTGCAACGGTAGGGCTGGAACATATTGAAACTACAGAACCGATCCGCAGCAACACGTTTGCATTAAAAGTGCGTGATGACAGTATGGAATCAAAATTTCCGACCGGCGCGATAATTGTAGTCGAACCGGAACTTGATCATCAGTCCGGCGACTATGTGATCGTACTCAACGGATCAACAGAAGCCACCTTTAGACAGATTATTCAGGATGGTGCAGACTGGTTTCTAAAACCAGAAAACACACGCTACCCGATTAAACCGCTGGCTAAAGACTTTAGAATAATTGGGGTGGTTACTGCAATGGAAATGAAATTCCGCAATACGCGCTCATAAATTAATTAGCCGCAATCTCAAGGCCAGCTTAATCGCTGGCTTTTTTTCGCCCATTAATTATCCATAATGTACAAAAATTTACAATTTACCTGTTGATTACTTATACATATTGTGTAATTATTCGTAAAACAAAATCCGTTTTGTATATTTTTAGGCGAGATAATGGACACAAATATCAACAGAATGAAGCGCGAACGAATGACCTGCCGTTGTGCGGCCTACCCGTTCCCACATCGCATTGATAGCAAAGCCTGTCGTGAACTCTATAACGCTACCCAGGCTGATCAGGAATCTTCTGCACCATTCAATCCTGATATGGAATATGCGGTTAGCAGCTTATTCACACCTGACAACTCCCGTCCTGTGAGAAACCCACTATGAACAGCCACATTCTACATCGTGACGTAAAAGGCGCTGGCATCTTGGAAACCATTACGCCGGTCTGTTCCTGCGGTTGGATCGGCATCGGTTACGCCGCACATAACGACTATCAGATCACTAATGTACGTGAGCAGGAACAGAAGCATCTGCATACCGTGTCGCTTGATGTTCTGGTTAGAAAGGAATTGTCATGAATACCAAGGCTGCAAAAACAATTTTAAGTGAAACCTCACTGATGGCGGTATGCCTTTCCATTCTGTATTTAAGTGTGCTGGGTGTCATACAGGTGCGTGACGAATATCTGAACATTCAGGCCAAACAGGAAGTGGAGTGGTGTGAAACCTATTTCAACGAATCAATCGCCCTTGTGCCATGCACTGTACACGGCTACGGCACTAAATCAGCGCGAGTGGATTGGAAACGCAAATGATCATGGTCGATTACAAGAATCATCAGCCAGCTAGAAAACTGAATCAACGGAAATACCGGTTTGTGAAGGTGGCGATGGCGGCAGCGGTAACAGTAGTTTTATTCAGTTTAACTTTAGTGAGGATATATCAATGAATCAGTTTTTCTATGGCTTTCTTAGCGGTGGTTTGACGCTATTGGCCTTCAAGTACGTCATCGGTGTTATTGACGATTACCAATACTACAGCACGCTTAAAAACGGCAATCGGCTAGTACATAGCAAATTGCGTGCTTTAAACAATGCTTTGAAAAATAAGTGAGGGCAAATCATGGACGACACAAACGCAATGGTTGCAGAAAACAATATGGTTGGAATGCTCAACAAGAGTGAGATTGACCAGCAGATTGCAACGGCACACAAATATCCGCGCTCTATCAAACGGTTTCGTGATGAAACCCTGCAGATGGTAACGCTTAATGAAAACGTGGCAGCAGAATGCATTTATTCGCTACCGAGGGATGGGAAAACGATTGAAGGCGCAAGCGCACGCTTTGCCGAGGTAGTTGCATCAGCGTGGGGCAATAGTCGTGCCGGTGCGCGTGTTATTGATGATCGCGGTGACTTTGTAACTGCCCAAGGTGTATTTCACGACCTTGAAAAGAATGTGGCAATCACTTATGAAGTACAACGCCGTATTGTTGATAAATTCGGCAAGCGCTATAAGCCAGATATGATCACCGTCACTGCTAATGCGGCCTGCTCTATTGCACTTCGTAATGCAATCCTGAAAGGTGTACCAAAAGCCTTTTGGTCTGATATGTATGAGGCCGCACGCAAAACAGTGATGGGTGACTTTGCAACACTTGCTAATCGCCGCGCAAACGCCCTGGCTAAATTCCAGGCTTACGGTGTCACACCAGAACAGATATTTGCAACACTAGATGTGCAAGGCGTTGAGGACATTAGCCTTGAACACATTGCCACACTGGTTGGCATTATGACCGCCATCAAAGACGGTGACACAACGCCGGAAGAAGCCTTTGGCAGCGCCAAAAAGTCTGATGCCGCCCCTGCCGAAAAACCAGTGCTATCAGACGAGGAATTTCAAAAGCGCCTGAATAGCGAATGGAAACCTGTCATTGCATCTGGCAAGAAAACGCCAGCACAGATCATCACCATGATTCATAGCGCAAACAAACTGACAGACGCGCAAATGCAAGCCATTAATGCCACTGTTCCAGCAAACAAAGCTGAACAGAAAGCAGAACAAGAACCTGCAGCAGAAGCCGCAAAAAGTGATGTGCAAGATGACTTCGTAGCTGATATGACAAAAGCTGAAAGCGAGAATAAATAATGATCACCCATGACTTAATTCAAGGCACACCAGAGTGGCATGAACACCGCGAAAAATATGACAATGCCAGCGACTTGCCAGCCGCAGCAGGTGTAAGCAAGTATAAAAAACGTGATCAATTACTACAGGAATATGCCATTGGCATCAAACCTGAATTTAATGCTGCAACACAAGCAAGAATGGCAGATGGACACCGCTTTGAAACATTGGCTAGACCTATTGCGGCGGCGCTTCTTGGTAAAAATCTTTATCCGGTCATCGGCACAGACGGCACTCTTGGCGCTTCATTTGATGGCGTACCGGCAGATGATTCAATAGATTGGGAACATAAATCATTGAATGATGATATTCGTGCCTGCAATTCCGGCGATGAACTTGATGAAATGTATAAATTGCAGATGGATCAACAGCTTTTAATTCTTGGTTCTGATACTGCATTATTTAGCGCAACGTCATGGGTGAGATCAATCGAGCCGACTGAACACCAGTTAATTGAAATCATTGATGGTGTAGAAGTGGTCACTTATTACACGCTACAAGAAGAAAAACACTTGTGGTACACCACCACACCAGAACGCAAACAGGCCGTGATTGACATTTGGGCGCAGTTTCATCGTGACCTTGATAATTACACACCGCCGGTGATCGCTGAAAAACTGGAAGCCAAAGCAATCGAAGGCTTACCTACCCTATTCATTCAGGCCGTTGGCGAGATTACCACCAACAACATGAAAGAGTACGGGCAAGCACTGGCTAAACGTCTGAATGATGTGCGCCAGATTGTACTGGTGTCTGACCAAGACTTTGTGGACGCTAAAGCCGCAGCTAAACACTTGCGCGATAGCATTGAGCAGGCCAAGCAAGCAAAAGAAGCCATGCTGTCACAGACTGTTACCGTAGGTGAAGCGGCACGCATGATTGATGCTTGGTGCGAAGATATGCGCGTTACCGCTTTAAAACTTGAAAAAGACGTAGAGCGTGAGGACTTGGTTAAAAAAACCAAGATGATCACCGAGGCCAAAGGGAAATTCACCGGCATCATTGCGGCACTGGAAGCAGAAACCGCCCCGATTCGCCTGCAGTTATATTCACCTGATTTTGCAACCGCTATTAAAGGTAAGCGTAACTACGAGAGCATGCAGGGTGCTATCAATGATCTGTTGGCACAGTCAGAACGTGAAGCCAACAACCTGGCTAAAGACATTCGCACCAAACAAACATGGTTTAAATCACTCGACTGCCAATTCCCTATTTTTGCGGATCTGCAAACGCTTATTTATAAACCGGCTGACGATTTAAAATTGGCAGTGAATGCGCGTATTGCCGAGCATGAAAAGGCGCTGGCAGAGAATGAGGCCAAGCGTGCGGCGGCGCTTGCAGAAGCGGCGGTAAAAGCACAGGTTGCTCATGAAGCTGCACACATTGCCAGCGCCGACAAACCGATCCCAGACGGTTATGCTGTGACAAGCGCAGTTGTGATGGGTATTGACCCTACCGCCGGTGAAGATAAAACGGCTAAAACTTTCGGCAAGCGCCCTACCGCCCAAGCAATTATTAACCTAGTAGCCACCACTTATAACGTTGATATTACAACAGCGCAGCGCTGGCTAACACAGTCATTTGCAGAAGCGAAAGCAGCATAACCATGTACCGCCTTCTGATCGAGCGTGTCAGAAATAACCCACTTACAGGGGGCGTGCAATACAAGTGCATTAGTTGCAGGGTATCTAGGCAGACTGATTTTTACACATACCCAAATGAAAAAATGTTTTACATGACCGTAAATCAGCCGCACAGAATTGGCACTTACATTAACCCACGCAAGGCACTAGGTGTTTAGTTTTTTCATCAAGAAAAGGAGCATCAAATGCATCAAATTAATCAAACAATCAGAGCAAATTCTGCACCGGAAAAAGATGACCAGGTGACACTTGAAATGTCTGCATTAAATGAAGAATGCAGGACGCTTTTAGAACGGCTTGAACGGCTAACAGAAAGATTGTATCCGATACTGCTTAATGTTCCAGTTGCCTTAAAGGAGTGTGAAGAAACCAGTTATTTAGTGCCTCACGCCGCTGAAATTAAAGACAATAGATTGCTGGTTTCGGCGGCAAGCTAAAAGGTTCTTTACATCTTGGAAAACATACAAATCTAAGTTATGGGCGAAATTCACCATCTAGTCGCGCTACGTAAATAGTCGGGCAGGAGCTAGAGCCGTCCATACGGAACAGGGATAGAAAAGTAGCCCACCCATTTAAAAGAAGGAACAAAAATGAAACTCGCCGCATTTTATGACACAGAAACAACCGGACTGCCATTGTTTTCAGAGCCGTCAGAAGATCCGCGCCAGCCGCACATTGTTCAGTTGGCTGCAATCTTGGTGGACTTGGATAGCAAAAAGACCGTTCAGTCGATTGACTTGGTTATCAAGCCGCACGGATGGGTAATTACACCAGAGATCACAGAAATACACGGCATTACACAAGAGTATGCCATGGACGTTGGTGTAAGTGAGGACGATGCCGCAAGCATTTTAATTGATATGGTTGGCAATCGTTTACGCATAGGCCACAACGAACAGTTTGACGCAAGAATCATCCGTATTGCAGCCAAGCGCTACTTCGGCGAAGTAGTGGCTGATACGTGGAAGTCAGGTGAAGCCGAATGTACAGCCAGGCTATCAACAAAGCTGTGCAATCTGCCACCGACTGAAAAGATGATTGCAGCAAAGAAAAACTTTAATAAAACACCGAACCTTACCGAAGCGTACACGCATTTCTTTGGTAAGGGATTTGATGACGCACACACGGCGATGGCTGACGTGCTTGCGTGCCGTGATGTTTATTTTGCCGTTAAAGAGGCATAAAGGTTTACGCCATCACAAAGTAGCACAGACGCACCATCAACTTAACCCAGAGAAGGAATATTAAAAATGAAATCATCAGTTAAAGAAATTGAAACAATCATCGGCACTGCTATGGGTGACGGGTTCTATGCTGGTCGCATCATGATCGACAATCAAGCCTTTGCCATCATCGTTGCACCAAAGAATGAAGGTGAACACCCAGATACACAATGGCATGACAATTACGACAGCATTGAAGGTGCAACATCATACTTTGATGGCTTGGCAAACACTAATGCAATGGTAGAGGGCGGAAGCACCCTGGCTAAATGGGCGCGTGAATTACGCATCGGCGGTAATGATGACTGGTATCTGCCAAGTCAGGATGAACTGGAAATCATCTATCGTAACCTGAAACCAAATACACGCGAAAACTCATGCTATGCGCGTTCCGGCATTAATCTATCTTCCATTGAACCTACTCGCCCATACACCGAAAAGTTCCCGTTACAAACGCAAGCGGAGTTATTCAAACAAGGTGGTGCAGAAGCGTTTGAAGCCGATTGGTATTGGACTTCAACTCAGCACGCCTCGGACGTTGATTGTGCATGGTGTCAGACCTTCGGCGATGGCAATCAGACCTGCGGCACCAAGGGTACCAGCTATTGCAGGGCGCGTGCTGTCCGCAGATTGCCAATTTAGTCATTTAACAATTTGTTTTTAACAACAGGAGTAATACATGAAAACAGTCACATTAGAAGCAATTGAAAAAGAACATCAGAAGGTTTCTGAATTAATTGCTCAATTCAAAGCACAGATCACTTCTCAATTTGTTTTTCCTGAAACTGAAATTCAACTGGCTCACGGTGAGCATTATGCCGGTGTCATTCTCGGCAAAGATGGCGAATCAAGCTATCACCTTATTCTGTTGCCGGAAGATAAAGACGGTGGCAAATGGCAAGCCGCTATGGATTGGGCTAAATCAATCGGCGGCGAGTTGCCTACACGCCGCGAACAATCTCTGCTGTTTGCTAACTTGAAAGAAGAGTTTCAAGAGCAGTGGTACTGGTCTAGCGTCCAGCACGCCTCGAACGATGATTATGCATGGTATCAGCTCTTCAGCGATGGCTATCAGTACTACTACGACAAGGTTCTCAGCAGTTGCAGGGCGCGTGCTGTCCGCAGATTAGTAATTGAATAATTTAGTTTTTAAGGTTTAGGGAATCGACATGGCTATCCATACAGACTTACCAATTTACAAGGCAGCTTACGAGTTGCTAGATAAAAGCACAGATCTTGCCAAAAATATGCCTAGAGATTTTAAGGTGTCTATTGGTGGTGTAATCCGTGATGAATGTCTGGCAATTCTTGTGCTGGTTTTCCGCGCCAATGTTGCGCAGGATAAATCGAAACACCTTGTATCTTTGATAGAGCGCTTACAAGTCGCAGAACTGATGTTGCGCCTATCAAGAGATAAACGACTAATCTCAATAAAGCAGTATGCAGAAGCAATTTTATTGACGGGCAGCATTGGTAAACAAGCTACTGGATGGCGCAAAGCAACTTTGTCGCCCGTTTCATAATGGTTACGGCCAATATGACTGAGCGTAATTTTAATCTGGTTTTGCCGCTAGCTCAAAAGGCTACCGCCATGCGCGAAATAGATACCACTGACAGTAGTCAGGTTCGGTCTGGCGCAGTTTCTAAAATGATAGGTGAAAATCTTCGTTTTGGTGACGTAGATAGCAAGACAAATAACAGCACGCCTCAAACGATGATTATGCATGGTATCAGAACTTCAACAATGGCAATCAGAACTACAACAACAAGGATAACAACAATTGCAGGGCGCGTGCTGTCCGCAGACGAAAACAATCACAACAATGTCGATTTCTCTTTTACAGAATTGGCGCAAGCCTATTTTGATTGCAGAAAACATAAACGCAATACAGCAAGCGCACTTGCGTTTGAGCAAAACTTAGAGCGCAATTTACTGGCGCTTTATGATGAATTATTGGATGGCACATATCAGCCAGGCACTTCGATTTGCTTTGTCATTACCAGGCCGAAAGCACGCGAAGTGTGGGCGGCTGATTTCCGTGACCGGATTGTGCATCACCTGTTCTACAACAAAATATCACCACGCTTTTACGCATCATTCATCGTAGACAGTTGCGCATGCATACCTGGGCGCGGAACGCTGTATGCGGCAAAACGTCTTGAATCAAAAGTGCGTAGCATTACCCAGAATTGGAGCGTGCCAGCCTTTTATCTTAAATGTGACTTGGCTAACTTCTTTGTAAGTATTGATAAAGACGTGTTGTTTACACAAATCGCCAAAAAAGTAACCGAGCCTTGGTGGTTGGCTTTAGCAAAGACAATTCTCTATCACGACCCTCGCACCGATTACACCTTCAAAGGCAAGCCGCAATCCATTGAGTTAGTGCCGGCACATAAACGCTTGACTAACCAGCCTGGAAAGCTAGGTTTGCCTATTGGAAATCTGTCATCACAGTTCTTTGCAAATATCTATTTGAATGAGCTTGATCAGCACATTAAACATCGCATCGGCGCGAAATATTACATTCGATACGTTGATGACTTCTTACTGCTGCATCACAGCCCACAGTGGCTAAACGCAGCGCTTGCAGACATTAATTCATTCTTGCCATCGCGGTTAAATGCGAATCTGAACCCAAGCAAAACAATACTGCAGCCTATTGATCGTGGCGTTGATTTTGTAGGACAGGTCATCATGCCTTGGCATCGGGTGACGAGAAAACGCACGGTGAATGAAGCGATACGCCGTATCAATATCACGCCGGATAGCGAGTTGTTTGAGGTTGCAAATAGCTATTTTGGTTTACTTGGTCAGGCATCAAAAAGCCAAAAATCAAGAGCAAGAATCGCAAACGCCCTACGCTGGCGTGGGCACACAATCAACAAGGCATTATCGAAAACATATAGGAAGGTTGATCATGGCTAAACATCGCAACCAAAAAGGCGGCAAACGCCGCAACCGTAAAGAGATCAGGAAGCAGAAAGGTCATGTTGTATGAGCATCAATATAAATATCGACTACGCGGCAGATGATAGCTGCCAGATTAAATTATGGGCAAAGGGTAATTATAAAGCTGATGAATTTCTGGCGGCTTGTGAAGAAGCGTTAAAAGAGTGGGATGACAGAATTTTATCCTTGTCTGGGAAACTTATTAGGCACGCGCACTGGCGCACTATAAAAGCAGATTCAGAAACAAAAAGTCATGGAGTATCTGATTACATTCGCATTGAATCGAAGCAAGGCAAAGGCGCATATCTTGTTACGGAGCTTGTTGAATGGCTGCCTCTTTTTACAGAAGAAAGGAAATAGGATGCACGTAGATAAGATTACACCAATTTGCCCACATTGCGATTTTGAATTTGGAGCAGATGAAATGCTAAATGCAGGTGTTGATTTATATGCTTTAGCGCCAAATGAAGAAGAAGCAGACATTATTTGTCCGTATTGTGACCAAAATTTTGTCGTAAAGGGTGGATATATTCCAACTTATACAACTGCATTTTCACATGAAGAAATTGAATATAGTTAAGGATTAACCCATGACTAACGTACAGGAAGCATTAAATAATGCACTTTTTACAATTCGGTGTTACAGGACTGAAATTACACTTGATAAGAAAAGACCGAATGACTTAATCGAAGTTGATTTAGTCATATCTAAAATTGATGCCGCACTATCCGAGATAGAGAAGTGTGAGCCAGTGGCATACGATAAAAATAAGATTCGTTCAGAAGTAATGAGTAAATCTCCGATACCTTTTGGCGTATGCGATGCTATAGATTTGACTATGCAAGCCATGGAACGTTTTATTACATCACCGCAGCCTCGTGAGTGGGTAGGGTTGAGTGAAGAGGATATTATTGCGCTGTATAACAGCATGGATGTGTTCGTTGATTATAAAGATTTTGCAGAAGTGATAACGTCAAAACTCAAGCATCTAAACACGAAAGGTTAATCATGAGAATTAATGTATATAGTCAAGAGCTAACAAGCGAAATTATCTTAGTTGAAAAGCCTAGCAATACGGGCATTGTGTACCATGCCGCCCAGCTAGTGTTGCATTCATCCGAAAAGCTGCATCATCCTCCACATGATGATGACCGTAGTGCCATTACATTCTGGCTACCAAAGTCTGACCATAGGCGTGAAGAAATGGCAAAAGCGTTTGAGGAAATTGCCGCAATTTTCCGTAATGCCCCTAAAGAAACTGGACTGGACTGACCAATGACTAGATTAATAGACGCAGATGCTTTGTTGCAAGAAATTGATGGCATAACCAAAGACTTGTATGGCTGGCAAGTGCGGAATATCAAAAACCTAATCACCAACGCCCCCACTGTTCAGCGTGAAGGATGGGTAAGTGTGCCGGTTGAGCCGACAGATGATATGTGTAGAAAAGCGAGAGAGATTACTGGAATTAGTGCAAACGCAGCACATCATGTATTTTTAGCAATGATGTTAGCCGCACCAACAGATATGGAGTAATGAAGATGAAAAAACAAATGAGTAAATTTGCATGGATTTTAAGGTGTCAACGTCAGTTTGCAAAACGAACCAATTATTACTCTTACGACTGGTCAATCAATGCCGAAATTTGCTATGACGAAATGCGAGAGGGATGGTATGAAAATGATCCAGAAGGTTGCGCTGATGAAGAAATTTCAAATTGGGATTAGGAGTAACACATGAGCGAACAAGACAAAGCCAATAAAGACCTAATTCAATACGGTCAGTCTTTTATGGTGGGTGGGAAGCACGTACCTCTGGATGAAGTTATTTTAAGCCGTAGCGAGCAAGACAAAATAGCGTTTGAGAAAATAATATCTAATATGAAATGGGGTAAAAAATTAGATATTGACTTGAGAAAAGATGGGGCGGTTTACCCTTACAAATATGACCTTGCTAATATTTTATTTGAATTGTTTCAAGCCGCCACTCTCGAATCAGCAGAACGTATCGCTTCGCTTGAGGGTGAGGTTGCGGAATTGAATATGAGAATAATCATGCATAAAAAATTATTGGATGAATCATACGATAAAGTAAAACCTATAGTAGTCAACAATCATGACTTGCATGAGGCTTTGAAGCATGCTGATGAATTTATCAGCAATGGTATTGAGTTCGGCTATATCAGGATGCCAGATGAATCATTAAAAGGAATTGATTCAGCACATGATACGCCTGAAATTATCCGTAAAGCCCTATCCGCAACGCCATCCGAATCACTGGCGAAGCATGATGATAAGGATATTTAATTTTTTAAAGCTACAAAAAATTACCCTAACTTATCTGCCATGGTAGTAGCTGTATCATTAAAATATATCAGCAACGTTTTAGGGTTCTTATGCCCTACCATTCTGGCCAACTCCAGCACGTTTAATTTCTTAGCAAGATTGGTAATTGCCTGATGGCGTGAATCATGAAATTTCAGATCCACCACTTTACCTTCGGTATTTCCTCTAGCCTTCCGCCACATGGCATCAATCTGAGCCGTTGTAATACCCACCCCATCCGGAATCAATTTAAACAATTCAATTGCCCGGCTGGACAATGGCACATCACGACTTTCACCATTCTTTGTATCAATCAGCCTGGCAAATTTCTGCCCAAGGTAAAGAGTGTCTTTGTTAATAGAACAAATCTCACCGGCACGCATAGCTGTTTCGAGAGCTATCAGGTAAGCATAAGCAACCCTCTGCCCGACTGTAACAGGAGCAGCGCCATCAACATATCCTAGCGCATCAAGCATTGATTGTCGCTCATCCTGCGTAGTAAGCCTGTCCCGGTGCTGGGGGTTCTTTGGGCGCTTCGCATCACGCACAGGATTATGATCACACCACCGCCACTCTCG